GCATTAAGCAATCCAAAATTAAGATGATCATCGATTCTTATAAAATTACTAATATTGTTCTTGACAAAAACCGCGCAGTAGTCATCGAAGACAAGTTTAATACTGCGACACTGGTCTTGACCAAAGAGAAGCCAAAGAGCACTATTGGATGGAGCAGCAAATTAAATGCTCCGATGAATCAAAGACCGTTTAAGATCAACCATCCAGTTTTTAAAAGCTTCACTTTCAAACTAATCAACTGCCGACCAAAGAAACGCCAAGTTTCTCTATTAGAAAGCTTATTAACTTCGCTAAACTAATTATTATTAATGAAGCTCATAACACCAATATTAATCTTTATGTTGGCATTCCCGCCAATACTCTTTGCCGAAGAGACTCCAAACCCTCCAACAGTAATGGGAATTCAAAAAGGAGAAGTAGCTCCTTACGCCGGAGTCCTTCTCAATTCTACAGCAGCAGCACAAATATTTGCAGAACGTAACTACTCTTTTGATGAATGCAAACTACGCATCGATTTCAATATTGAAAAAGAGCAAGCAAAATACAAAGCCCTCTTGGAAAATTCAACGGCAAGTTTAGAGTCATTAAAAAACCAATACACTTCAATCACTTCCGCAAAAGATAAAGAAATAGAACGATTAAGTAAGCTTGTTTTGGAAACAAATGACTATTCTACTCTATGGGCAGTTGGAGGTACCTTAATGGGCATCGGTCTAACTATAGCCGTTATGTATGCTGTAAAGCAAGGAGAGTAGTCATTGGCAGGAATAGGAAGTTATAGTCGAGCAAGACTTATAAAAATCATTGATGGTCGCGTTGTCGATACTACTGGTGACATTACTGGTGTAACAGCGGGAAATGGTCTCTCTGGTGGAGGCAATTCGGGCACCGTTACAGTAGCTGTCGATATAGACGGCACCACAAGCGGTACCGGTATCCAAGTGTCCACTAGTGATTTGCTTCTAGTTGCAGATGCTGACGACAGCAATAATGTAAAAAAGATAAATGTAAGCCAACTACCCTTTGTGACTGTGGCAGGATCCGATACTCAAATTCAATACAATGACGGCGACGCAATGGGCGCTGCTTCTAATCTAGTTTATAATGATTCTACTGGATATGTGGGCATTGGTGTAACAGCGGCCAACGCAACGCATGCGCTCACTCTACCAAACACTGCCGGTGCTGCAGGACAAATCAAAGCCAACTCTTATGTAACATATTCTTCTGCGAGACTGAAAGAAAATATCTCCATTATCAGTGATCCAATTAAAATCCTAAACAATATACAAGGTGTCACTTTTGATTGGAAAGAAAACAAGCAACGAGACATTGGATTCATCGCTGAAGATATCGGAAAATACCTACCTCAAATTGTTTCTTGGGAAGAAAATAAGTTAGATGCGCAAGGTCTAGACTACAATAAAATCGTCCCAATTTTAGTTGAAGCAATTAAAAATCAACAATCCCAAATAGATAAGCTAAAAGACCAAATTATTTTTCTAAACGATGTGCTGCTAGACAATTAGCCCCCTACTTACTTCTCACTCCGCCCTATGAAATGGGTGGATAAAGGAGAAATAAATTATGGCAAGTCCTATTTCTGTGACAACATATGGACAGTATGTTGATCTACAAAATTACACCGGTAGTCCCACTGAAAAGAGTGGTTCTATCGTTCTTTCTGGCTCCGCAGCTTCGGAGATAATCTATACCAACGTTGGTATGGATGTTGATGGAGCACTTGATGCTTCTGGTAATATTACATCTGATGGCTTACTTTCGGGTTCCAGTCTAGCACTAAAAGGCGGCACCTCAATGACCGCAATTCTTGATGAGGATGCTATGGGTTCCAATTCCGCAACGGCTTTAGCAACACAACAAAGCATTAAAGCTTATGTTGATACATCAGTTGCTGCAGGAAACGATCTTTCTGTTCAAGCTGACTCAGGCGGTCTTTTGACCGTTGATCTCGCTGACGATGATTTCAATATCCTCGGCACCGCTAACGAAATTGAGATTGCTGGTGCAAAAGCTGGTACTGAAGTTACGTTTACCGTTGGTCTTCCTGATGATGTTACTATTGGCGATGCACTAACAGTAACTGGTATTCTTACTGCTAATGGCAATACTACCCTTGGTAATGCTGCTACTGATGTTGCGACCGCAACCGCTCAACTTACCGCCTCACAAGGTGGTACTTTTACTAAGCATGTCGAGTGTGACAGCACATTGAATGTCGATGGTGCTTCTACTTTTGCTGCTGGTACCTTTAGCGGTGTCCTTACTGCTAATGGCAACACTACTCTTGGTAATGCTGCTACTGACGTTGTGACCGCAACCGCTCAACTTACAGCTTCGCAAGGTGGTTCTTTCGCCAAACATGTCGAGTGTGACAGCACATTGAATGTTGATGGCGCTTCTACTTTTGCTGCTGGTACCTTTAGCGGCGTTCTCACTGCTAATGGTGATACTGATCTTGGCAACGCCACAAGCGATACCATTACGGCCACTGGTCGTTTTGATTCTGATCTTGTTCCTTCGACCGACTCTGCTCGTGACTTAGGCACTTCTGCTCTTCAATGGGCAGACGTTCACGCTGACGCTGGCTACATTGATGCAATGACCGTTACCGGTACCTCTACTCTTGGTGTAGTTACTGCCACTACTGTTGATGCTACTACTGATTTCACTATTGATGGATTGGTAATAACTGCGGACACCATTACAAATGATGCCGCTCTATCGATTGTATCGACTGGTCTAACGCTCAATGCATCTTTAGATATCGCTTTATCTGCTGATGGCGGTAACGTGACAATGGATGATGGTACAACTACAGTATTTGATTTCAATACTGATGATCCAGAACTCAAGATTATGGATGACGCACAAGTGGCGAACTATTGTTCTTTAGCTGTGGGTGCAAACGGCGCCACGACATTGACAACTGTTGATGCTGACGCAGCAGCAGCGAATTTAATTATTACTGCTGATGGTACTGTGGATATTGATTCCGCTGGTGCCATGACTCTTGACTCTGGTGCTGGAATTCTTCTTGAGCCAGCAGCAGGTTCCGTGATCACGCTCGATGGCGTAATTACTATTGACGCAGGGGTTGTGGCTGGCGCAACTTCTATTACCTCAACTAACTTCGATGGTATTATCGGCGCAGGCACTGCTCGTGCTGGTACTTTCGCTCTAATGAGCGCGACATCGGGTGATTTTGGTAATGGAAATATTGGAAACGTTGGCGACATTGATTGTGACACTATTAGTGTTGCTGATGCTGCAAACGGTCTTCAGATTCAGTTCGGTGGTAATACTACCACGAACAAGATCACACTTACTGATAACTTGGCTGAAGCTTTGACTATCGAACAAGGTGGTAACAACTACATTCTGTTTGAGACCACTGATGATGGAGAGACAATTGAATTTGGTTCTGCCAGTGGCGCAGTCTGTGACTTTCTTGCTACCGGTGGCTCAACGGGCGATGGTGACTTCACTGTCGCTGGTTATGCTCAATTCGCAGGAATTGTTGAAGTTGACGGAGTATTAGATTGCGACAGCACTTCTACCTTCGCGGGTTTAGCGACATTAGCTGCTGGTGCAACTCTTAGCGGTGGTGACTTAACTGTGACTTCTGGCGATATCACTTGCACAGCTACTGACTCTGAGGTCAAAGCTGGCTCTTTTGTTACTTATTCAGACGCCGCTCTCAAAACAAACGTAGAGACTGTCGATAATGCTATGGATATGATCCAAGGCCTTCGTGGTGTTTCTTATGATTTGAAAGCAAACGGCGCCCGTGAATACGGTTTCATTGCTCAAGAGGTTAATGAGATACTTCCCGAGGTTGTTTCCACTAGTGGAGACCTCATGGGTATCGATTATACTCGTATTACTTCATTGCTTGTCGAAGCAGTTAAAACTCAGCAAGCTGAGATTATTGCTCTTCAAAAGAAGCTTGACAAGTAAACCAACTTTTTAAGTTAGTTCATTTGTTTGGGATTGGGGGGTTCGCCCCCCGTCCCTTTTTTTTTAAAAGCCTAATTAATCTATGTTATAATAGACGAAAGTCTTGAGGAAAGAAAAATGTCTAGATATGGAGATGGAGCCGACATCACTGGTTCTTTAATAGTCGACGGCGAAGTCGAACTCGGAGACGGTGATGACGACATTATAATGGATGGCGACGATATGACACTTGTTGTCGACGCCGGAAACAATAGAGTCGGAATTCTTACCGAAGATCCAGATTATGCGCTTCACGTTGCTGGAGACATGAGCGTTGATCAATACATTTATCATAATGGAGATGCCGACACGCTCATTAGTTTCACTGATAATAAAATAGTTTTTAAAGCAGGTAATCTAGCATTAGCTACTCTTGAGAAAAAAGGCTCTGCCCCTCATGAAGTTACTATTAATGATGGAGCCAATAATGTTGACTTTGTTGTTAAGGGTAACGGCTCCAATGCAGGAAACCCCGGAATGAACTTTGATGCCTCCACAAACAGGCTGGGAATTAATGGAGTAGGTAGCCCCTCTTATGAACTTGATGTTGCTGGCGATATTGGGCTTAGTGAATATATTTACCATAAAGGTGATGATGACACTTTCATCAGATTTGAAACTGATCAGATCACCGCCAAAGCTGGTAACGTAGCCTTTATCAATATAACTGAAGATGACTCACAAGATAAAATTAGCTTCAACGAAGGTCGCGTAGACGTAGATTTCATAGTAAGGTCTCCCGACAATGCGTTAGCCATTTATCTAAATGCCGGTAATGAGGTTCTTCACATAAATCACAATGAGACAGCTTTTAAAACAAAGATTCATAGCACAAATGGCGAAGCCATAACAGTAGACAACAACGGGGTCGTTTTGAATGAAGACGGAACCGCCGCAAATGATTTCAGGGTAGAGTCTGACAACGATACTCATCTGTTATTTACCGATGCCGCAAATGATAGAATTGGCATTGGCACATCATCACCAGACGGCCTTCTACACATTAGCACAGCAACAACAGACGCCACACTTATCATCGAGGCCGATACAGACAACAATAATGAAGGTGACAATCCAATCATCATTCTCAGACAAGATGGAGGACTCGTAGATTCTGCCATATATCATGCGACGTCGCCATCTAACAACGATCTGCACATCGCCTCCGCAATTAATATGGTGTTTTCAACATCAACCAATGGACGCTATGCTAGCGCAACACCAAAAATGGCGATCACCGATACTGGTGAAGTTGGCATTGGTACGATTGATCCAGATGAAGACGCAATATTAGAACTGTCGTCGAGCGATCAAGGGTTTATGTTGCCGAGAGTGCTTAGTGGCAATAAACCTACAGCTGCAGCTGCTCTTAACGGACTCATGCTTTATGAAGAGGACACACATCGATTGAAGATTGTAGCAAATGGCGAATGGAAAACAATTACTTTTGAAGAGTAAAACAGAAAAAGAATTAAATAAAATAGCAGAAATTGAAAAAGCGATTGCTAAGAAATTCGGAGTAGAAACAATCGTTAATCCCAAGTCACTCTGGACAGATGATAAAGAAAAAGAATACCTCGAACAGCTAGAACAGTTTTATTCTAAACAGCGCAAAGCATTAGAAAACTCAGAGAAAACAGAAGAAGATGGTTTTTTAGTTCCCAAAAATCTAATTACTAAAGAATCTAAAAGAGTTTGCCCAGTTTGTGAGACTTATTCTTTTAGCATGAGAGATGATTTATACATGAATAAATATGAGTGTTGTTACTCTTGCTTTATTCAATGGGTAGATGATCGCGAAGAAAGATGGTTAACAGGTTGGAGACCGAACAAGGAGCAAAATTAAATGGCTAGTGTATACGATATTATAAAAGGGCTTAATCAGGCAGCAGCAAATGCATATGACGGCTCTCATGTAGCTGATTATAACGCCGATGGCGAAGAAAGGAAAGCAGGACTCAAACGAGAAGAGGGCAATCCCATTACAGATAGCAGAGTAATCGACGGCTTTAAAGTACGCATTAGTGGACCAAAATGTATTGTTACTTATCAGTCTGAGATTCCTATGAAAGACTTTCATAACACGAAGCTTGAAGATGAGCTTGAGCAAACTTATGCTGAAATTATTAAATTTCTTAAGAAAGAATACAAAGCAATCACCAAAGAAACGCTTTCTTTAACTCCAGAAGGAGATCTTGATATCTTGGTGCAGAACATGTCGAAGATTCGAACATGGGTACAATGCACAAAGATCTATACAATTGGGAATATGACCGATGTAATCCCGACAGGAGAGCCTTCAAAAGATAGAGTAGAGGATAGCTTTCGTAAGTTTTTAGAGTTGGACACCGACAAGAAACCAAAGAATGTAACCCGAAAAAGTGATTAATGGCCTACAAACTCACCAAAGAAAAGATAATCAAAGAGGTCGTAAAATCTGGTAAGAAGCCAGTTTATTTTATTAACACATATTGTAAAATTCCACACCCCGGAAAAGGTTTAATTCCCTTTAATACATATGATTTCCAGAATGATCTGGTTGAAGACTTAGCATTACATCGCTTTATGATTATTCTCAAAGCCCGACAGCTAGGAATCTCAACGATTACAGCAGCTTACGTCGCATGGCTTGTTCTCTTCCATCGTGATAAAAACGTACTGATTGTAGCTACAAAGTTAAACACTGCAGCCAACTTAGTTAAGAAAGTCAAAACAATATTAAAGAATCTACCGGCATGGCTAAAAATAGCAGACCTAACAATAGACAACAAAAATAGTATTGAACTTAGTAACGGCAGTCAAGTAAAAGCATCTTCTACTTCAGGCGATGCTGGTCGTTCTGAAGCGTTGTCGTTGTTAGTTATTGATGAGGCCGCGCACATTGAGAACTTAGATGAGTTATGGACCGGTCTTTATCCTACGATTTCTACCGGTGGACGCTGTATAGCTATCTCTACACCAAACGGTGTTGGTGATTGGTTTCATGAAACTTATATCGGAGCGGAATCCGGAGAAAATGAATTCCAACCAACAAAGTTATTATGGGATAGACATCCGGATAGAGACACAGAGTGGTTTGAAACAGAAACAAAGAATATGAGCCAACGTCAAATTGCGCAAGAATATGAGTGCAATTTCAATACTTCTGGTGATACGGTGATTCACTCGAATGATATCTTAAGAATCAAATCAACAATAAAAGAACCCATTTATCGGGTTGGATTTGATAGAAACATATGGATATGGGAAGAGCCAAAAGATGAAAACACATATTTGGTATCATCAGACGTTGCTCGCGGAGATGGAAAAGACTCAAGCGCATTTCACGTTATTAAATTAGAAACAATGGAAATAATTTGTGAATACAAAGGAAAGCCAACACCGGATGTTTTTGCCGATATCTTAAACACAACTGGCATCCAATATAATGCAGCAATGGTAGTGGTGGAAAACAACTCTGTCGGGTTTCATGTTATCGAGAAATTAAAAGAAAGAGACTACCCCAATGTCTATCACTCTAAAAAAGGGACTCATGAGTATGTTGAACAATATCAAGCAGAAGGTAATTCAAGCGTTATTCCCGGCTTTACTACTTCAATGAAAACGCGACCTTTGATCGTTGCTAAGTTCGAGGAATTTATAAGAAATAAAGTGTTGACTATTTATTCTAAGCGACTAGCCAATGAGTTAGATACTTTTATTTGGAAGAATGGTCGGCCCGAAGCACAACGTGGTTACAACGACGATTTAATTATGTCGATGGCTATCGGTTGCTGGGTAAGGGACACTGCAATAATTGAAAATCAAAAGGACATTGAATATAAAAAAGCATTTTTAGATGCCATAATGACATCTAATACTCATCTCGATACAACGGTACCGGGAATGCGTAAACCAAGTATGCAAGAAAGACTGTTCGATGAACAAAGAAAGATGAAAGAATTTTCATGGATTTTAAAAGGATAAACAATGGAAAAGAACAAAACACGCAACCCTGACTCACCTTTATTTAAGCGCTTAACGCGCCTCTTCTCAGGACCAATTATTAATTACCGGTCTCAGAATACGAGACAGTTGCGACGTCGACGTCTAGACAAATACGCTCGCGAGTTTAAAGATGTTGCCGGTCAAAAGTTCGAGAGAAGTGGCTATAATCCATTAGATAACTTCTCATCCTATAATATGGACACACAGAGCAGACTCTCTCGATATGCAGACTTCGAACAAATGGAGTTCATGCCAGAGTTAGCTTCAGCTTTAGATATCTATGCTGACGAAATCACCACTTTTAATTCATATAACAAGATGATTCGTATACAATGTCCTGATGAAGAGATTAAACAGATCTTAGAGACCTTATACTATAAGGTGTTGAATATCGAATTCAATCTTTATGGTTGGGCACGAACCATGTGCAAATACGGCGACTTTTATCTTTATCTAGATATCGATGCCGATATGGGCATTAAGAACGTCATTGGTCTTCCTACACGCGAAATAGAAAGACTGGAAGGTCAAGACAAAAATAATCCTAATTACATCCAATATCAGTGGAATAGCGCCGGTATTACTTTTGAGAACTGGCAAATCGCCCACTTTAGAATCCTCGGTAATGACAAATTTGCCCCTTATGGCACGTCAGTTTTAGACTCTTCCAGAAGAATTTGGCGACAGTTGACGCTTCTTGAGGACGCGATGATGGCTTATCGTATCGTTCGGGCGCCAGACAGAAGAGTCTTTTATGTGGACGTTGGTAACATCCCTCCAACTGATGTTGAAAACTTTATGCAACGCTTCATCACTTCAATGAAACGTAACCAAATTGTTGATCCAGATTCAGGCCGCGTAGATTTACGTTACAACCCTATGTCAGTTGAAGAAGATTATTTTATTCCAGTACGCGGAGGCGTGCAGACTAAAATTGAGAATCTCCCGGGAGGCACATATAACGGTGGAATTGATGATGTTAAATACCTTCGAGACAAACTCTTCGCAGCGATTAAGATTCCTCAATCCTATTTGATTCGCGGAGAAGGTGGCGAAGAAGATAAAGGGGCGCTAGCTCAAAAAGATATTCGCTTTGCGCGCACGGTCCAACGACTCCAACGTTCAATTATCACAGAACTGGAAAAAGTCGGAATTGCTCACTTGTTTACATTAGGTTTTCGCGGAGAAGACTTAATTAAATTTAAGATTCGCTTGAACAACCCCTCCAAAATCTCTGAGCTTCAAGAACTTGAAACATGGAATACTAAATTTTCTGTCGCCACAACCGCCACCGAAGGATTTTTCTCTAAGCGTTGGGTCGCAGAACACCTCTTCGATATTTCTGACGAAGAATTCCTACGCAATCAACGTGAAATTTTCTACGATAGGAAGATGGCTGTACAGCTTGACACATTGGCTGAAACAGAGGCAGCTGCTGCAGGAGGCGCCTTTGGTGGTGCAGAGTTTGGCGACGAAGCGCTGGCCGATGAAGGTTTAGGAGGAGAGGACTTAGGAGGAGAAGATTTAGGAGGGGAGTTAGAGGGCGAAGCCGCACCTGAAGCTGAAGAACCACCCGCTCTTTTAGCGGCTCCTGAAGGTGGCGCTGCAAAAAGAGACGATAAACCGCCGGTATATAGAAATAAAAAGACAGGAAAAACTACAACCGTTAAGTCGAAAGGCAAAGAGTATACACCAAAAAAACATGATGACCGACCAGCGGGCGCTCGAAAAAGACAAATGAAGGCTTTAAGCTCTCACGAGATAGCTCGAATGCCAACACGACAAGTACGAATGAACTTACCAGCAGGTGCTAAAGAGATGTTAGGTCTTGGTAAAGGTATATTTGAGAATAAAAAGACTAATTATGAGAAAGAGGAAAAGGAAATCTTCGAAGTGAAAGATGAAATCAAAGAACTATTTAAAGATCTGGAGCAACTCTAATGGCAAAACACAACAAAAAAAGAAATACAGCTTTTATTTATGAAACCCTGATCAGGGAAGTGGTTAAGCAAACCATTAGCAAAGACAAAGCAAAACGCAACGTTGCAATTGGTATTATTAAGGAGCATTTCAAGCAAAACACAGAACTCCACAAGGAGTTACAACTTTATAAATCTCTCATAAAAACTAAAAATTTAAATGAACGCATCGCTGAAAAGCTGGTTTATGAAACAATGAAGCAGCATCGCGCCGTCGATAAGCAAAAGCTTTTTAAAGAGCAAAGCGACGTTATCTCCTCTATTAACAAAAACCTGTCGAAAACATGCTTTAACAACTTCGTTCCTAATTACAAGAATTTAGCCACCATCGCACAAATCTTCGACGATGGCTTAAGTCCAAAGGCTAAAGTATTACTGGAGACTAAACTAATCAATAAACTCTCCGAAAGATCAGAACCAAAAACAAATGAGGTAAAAGTTTCTGGTTTGGTTGTAAAAAAGTTTATTAACCGTTTCAACGATTCATACGGAGAACTAATGAACGAGCAAAAAGAATTGCTCTCTAAGTTCGTCACCTCTTTTCAGGATAACGGCGCAGAATTTAAGTTTTATCTCAACGAGGAGATAGGAAGGTTAAAAAAGTGTCTGAAAGATGTTAACACTGTTAAAGAGATAAAAGAAGACACATCCTTGCAGCAGAAAGTAACAGATGTTCTCGAACTTCTTGAAGGCTTTAATAAATCTCCGGTAGATAGAGAAAAGATTCTTCAAGTGCTGCATGTCCAGAACCTTATTAAAGAGATTCAAGCATAATGATTAAAATTAAATTAGACAAGCTCGATGCGATTGTTCACCTTAAGGCTCGAAAAACTATGGCTGGTGACGTTTTAATTTATGACCATCCAGATATCGATGTTATGATCTCGCCAAGTTCTAATAAAGTAATTACCATCCCTAAAGAGCAATACGGTGATCACTTATATGCTACGCAATCTAGATTATTTGATTATCTAGGAAAAAACGGAGCTATTGACCCAGCCACTGTTCAAGGTGGCAACATCTTTGGTTCCTTAGAGGGCGATATATTAACGATAGAGGAATCCCAACTGGAATCAGTTAATGGTCCACAAGTGGCGCTATACGCAATTGCTGAATTCTTTCAGAAAGAAGCACCCCTTTATCGAGGCTATAAAGAATACGAAGACGAGTTTGATAAATCTCTCGTTGACCCACCGGATGATGATACGACACGTTTGGGAAAAGTCCCACACGAGCCACGACAGGGAACCAACAATACCTACCCGGGTTCCCAAGCTGCATATGGCCTTGTCGGCCACTATTATGGAGGCTAAATGGGCTTAATATACTTTGTATTAGCTTCATATGGTTTGACTCAGATCCTTCTCCATGGCTCTATTTTCAACAATATTCGTCCTTCCAAAGATTGGCTTCACGGCACAGGAAAGCTTTTTCACTGCCCTATGTGCATGGGTTTCTGGACGGGAATCCTTTTATTTGGAATAAACAAGTATACGGAACTATTTACATTTGAATATAATTTAGCTAATTTGCTTATTTTAGGAAGCCTCAGTTCGGGCACCAGCTATTTGATAAGTGTTTTGGTTAACGACTTTGGTTTTAAAGTCTATCATAAGAAAGAAGGTGAGAGAAATGTTCTTTAAGAAATGGAAGCTTCAACCGGTTCGCCGCTGTTGTAGCGGCTCTTAGCTCACACGGGTAATGCCCGTACAAGGAATAAAAATGAAAAAAGTCTTACTAAGAGAATTTTTTGAATTAAAGTGCGATGAACGCGGGTGCCAAGATCTCTTGACCGAAGGCGAAAAGAAATTAGTAAGCGAAGGATTTACTATATTTCCAGCTAAATTACAGCAATGTGATGTAAAAAATGGGAATGGAAGATCCTATCCACGCGATGTCTTGGAACGCGAAATTGAAAACTACCAAAAACTTGTAAGAGAGAATAGAGCAATTGGTGAATGTGACCATCCCGACGATTCGGTTATAAATTTAAAAAATGCATCTCATATAATTACTCGTGTTTGGTGGGACGGTGATAGCGTACTCGGAACTATTAAAGTTCTAAAAACTCCTTCCGGCGATATTCTTCGCGGTCTCTACGAAAGTGGCGTTTTGTTTGGATTCTCTTCGAGAGCAATGGGATCGCTGCAAGAAAGTCAAGATGATGAAGGCCCTGTTCAAGTTGTTCAGGATGATTTACAGCTTATTTGTTTTGATGCCGTATCTGAACCTTCTTCACCGCAAGCTTATTACTTAGAGCCACATTATGATCAAATGAAGCTTAATATTGCCGAAGGCAGCAAACATTTGAATAAGTTTTTAACGAAAGGCGATAAAATTAATCGTGCTCTGAACGAGATATTAAGAAAGAAACAATAAAGGAGAAGATATGTCCTCTACAGATTATAAATACGGTACCGGCTTAAGCAACGTTGGTTCCTATCAGGTAAGCGGAAAACCGTTTTTATCTGGCGGTATCGATACGTCCGTCACAGATCGCGTTGCATTCCCAACGGTTACACAATGGGTCTATGTTTCATCCAGCGGCCCTGTAAAAGTGGGAATGGCCGCAAACGGCGTCGACCCTGGCACTAACTACTTTAAAGTCAACACGGCAGGCGGCCAAAATATGCCGATGCTAGAGCTTAAGTGTACGGAACTACATTTTGATGGGACAGCAACAGTCGATGTCATCGCCGGTTTAACTGGTATCGATATCGGACGTATTACTAGTATTTCACCCTCCGGCTCAAACTGGTCTGGTTCTTCGGGTATTGGCTAAAAAGGAAATAATTGATGACGCGCATCATAACCAAATCTCAACTAAAACAAATTATTCTAGAAGAATCTAGACGAACTGTAATGGATAACATCCTTTTAGAAACTAAAATGACTCTTCGCCAACTCTGCGAAGCTGAAGGAGTCCCGGTAGAACAAGCTTGTGATCTTCAAGCCATACAGAGAGGCGACCAGCAAATTAAACAGGCCGAAGCAATAACTAAGGTATGGGTTAAAAAGATGGCCGGAATGCACAATGACCCTGAAATACTCAAGGCGCTATCAGCCCTCGAAGAAGCCTTTATTGTAGAGCAAGTGGGCATCCCCCTTGATCAATGGATAAATGAGGATGGGCTGATTTCCGAGGAACTTACAGAGGCGCTTTTAAGGATGGAGCAAGATGAAAAAATAAGAGACCGCATAGATAAAAATCTGAAGAGCCTCACAACGGCCACCGGAACTACCACAGGCATAAAGATGGAAGACCTTTTTGGCGGCTTAAAGTGGCTAGCCGGAGGGACAGCTATGATTACATGGATAACCTCAATGGTTAAATTTTTTAAAGAATCTTATCTTCCGGACTGGCAGATCACGAACCTCAAATTATATTTTGACAGTTCGGCCTTAGAGCGGTGGAAAGTGTATAGTCCATCGACATGGCGCGATACACTACCAGAAATCTCCGGAGGAGATCTTTTGTTCACTAATCCCGCCACCGGAGATCAGGTAACACAGGTAACAGATTTTATTGGCGGTACCGGTTACTTCGAAGCCGCGCTATATCTGGCAGCTGCGTCTCTAGCTTTTAAGGGACTCCAAAAGGTGTTTGCAGGCTTGAGACCCCTTATTGATAACCTTAAACAGAATCCGAAACTCCGCAAGGCTGGCCGTCAAATAAAAAAAGGTGCAGGGATTGTTTGGGACTGGATCAAGGAAAAAGCCAAAGAAGGCGCCATTGCAGCCGCGCCATATGTAAAAAGATTTGCTGAGAAGTCTCGAGAGAAGCTAATATCATGGACGAAAACAGGCTGGGAAAAATTAAAGCAAGCTTGCGGCAATTTGGCCGGTAAAGCGCTAGCGGCGGTGGATCCTCAATCGCAACCCAACGAC